CTGGAACAGGTAGAGTCGGGTTTGGGAGGTCAGGAATCTTCTGCTGAAGAAGAAAAAGCATCTTCAAAGGAGGAAGCGTTAGAAGTAACACCAGAGACAATACCGACAAACCTGCCAAACACCAAAGAAACTTTATCAACGGAAGAAGCTATAGCTACGTTTAATATACCATTTTTCGGAGAAATGCCTATACCTGCACCAGAGGTCATAGCGTCAAGTGTAATAGCAGCAGGTACTGCATCTGTTGTATCTGTAGCTGGTGGTATCGCTATGCAGTCAGTATTAGCTTTTATTAAGAAAACATTTAAGAAAATGTTTACTAAGGTTCTGAAGAAAGAGGTAAAGGATCTGCAAACAAAGAAGGATTAGCTTTTACATAAGTTCGTATATTGATGACATCATTGCAGATGTATGCGTATTTAGAAGCAGGGTTAATCATGTATCCTGATGCGTGAAGCTGACTACACTTCAAAACACGAACTAGCTGTTTATCATGCACTTGCTTGTCTAGTTCTTCTTTGGCTAGGTCTAGCTTTACTTTGGATAGTTCGTTACAAGTTTGATTATCTCCCAGAGGTATCATAAAACTCATTTGTATTCCCCAACCTTCGTTTATAGAATAAGTTTCTTCGCCCTGTGCATCATTTCCTGTATAAAAAGGAGTTATTGCCATAGTAGGTTGACTACAAACTAAGTTTCCAAACTGCTGTTTACCTGTCATTCCATTATTAATATTCATATTCTGGTTGATAATACTGGAATTACCAACAGCATT